TACTTATAATATTAGTATATTATAATGTTTATTATTATATTACAATATATTGAATTATAATATTTATACAATTATTAATTTTTAATAATTAATTAATAATTAATTAATAATTAAATAATTAATAATTAATTAATAATTAAATTAATTGTAAAAATTTTTTTTCTTTAGGAATATTATAAAAAAATGGCTGGTGGTTTAATGCAATTAGTCGCCTATGGCGCTCAAGATGTATATTTAACAGGTAATCCCCAAATTACTTTCTGGAAGGTCACATACAGACGTCACACTAATTTCGCGATGGAGTCCATTGAACAAACATTTAACGGACAAGCGGATTTTGGTCGCCGTGTTACTTGCACCATTTCAAGAAACGGCGATTTAGCTTATCGCACATATTTACAGTTAACTCTTCCTGAAATCGGACAAGGCTTAGCTTCAACAAGTGAAGCTAACGTATATGCTAGATGGTTAGATTTCCCAGGTGAGCAGCTAATTTCACAAGTTGAAGTTGAAATTGGTGGTCAGCGTATTGACCGTCAATATGGTGACTGGATGCACATTTGGAATCAGCTCACATTATCCAAGGAGCAAGAGCGTGGTTATTACAAGATGATTGGTAATACTACTCAATTAACATATGTGTGCGACCCTACATTCGCGGAAGTAGATGGTCCTTGCTCGGCTAATGGTGTGCGCCAAGTTTGCGCTCCACGCAAAGCGCTACCAGAAACCACTTTATACATTCCACTACAGTTCTGGTATTGCCGCAATCCCGGTCTAGCTCTACCTTTAATTGCGCTACAATATCACGAAGTTAAAATCAACTTAGACATTCGCAATATTGAAGAGTGCTTGTGGGCGGTAAATAGTTTAGACGGACAAGGCATAAAAATTAACAATGCTTACAAGCAGTCATTAGCTGCCGCGTCGCTATTTGTTGATTACATTTTCTTAGATACTGATGAACGCAGACGTATGGCGCAAAATCCACACGAATATTTAATTGAACAGTTACAGTTCACAGGTGATGAGTCGGTTGGTTCATCATCCAATAAAATTAAATTAAATTTGAATCACCCATGCAAAGAATTAATCTGGGTCGTTCAGCCAGATGCCAACGTTGACTATTGTGCGTCATTAGTCCCTGGTTCGGCGCTAAATACATTATTAGGAGCTCAGCCATTCAATTACACTGATGCGTTAGATGCTTTACCAAATGCGGTTCATGCGTTTGGTTCAAAGACAAACATTGCAAGTGGTCAATTTATTAATTCTTCAGGTGCTTTTGAAGACATGTGGGCAAATCAGATACAACCAGCAGGGTCTATTAGTGGTATACCAGTAACTGTTTCAAATGCCGTAGGTGGCGGAGTAACTGTTATTGGAGGTGGAGGAACTGGTGGTTTAATTGCCGGTGGTCTAGGAGGTTCATCTATTCGTGGACCGGAGGGTACAGCTAACGCAGATGACTCGGGTGTATCTGATGCGGGCACCTTTGTTCTAGCTGAAACTGCGTTAGACATGCATTGCTGGGGTGAAAATCCAGTTGTAGTTGCCAAATTACAACTTAACGGTCAGGACCGCTTTTCGGAGCGTGAAGGCACATATTTTGACCTCGTTCAGCCATTCCAGCACCACACCCGTGCGCCAGACACCGGCATTAATGTGTATTCGTTCGCCCTAAGACCCGAAGAGCACCAGCCATCTGGCACCTGCAATTTCTCGCGCATTGATAATGCTACTCTCCAATTAGTATTGTCGAACGCTACAGTTCAGGGTGTAAATACCGCCAAAGTTCGCGTATATGCGGTTAACTACAACGTTCTTCGTATTATGTCGGGTATGGGTGGTTTAGCATATTCCAATTAAATTAAAATCAAATAAATCAAATAAGTCAAATTTTATAATAATAATATTATTTTAATAATAATATTATTATACTATATTAGTATTAGTTCTAATGCAAATAATTAGTGTTAAAAATAGTTTTTATTTTACATATGTGTTTTTAATTACTACAGGAGTAATCACATTTATTGAGGCATTAAGGAACCCTATTCCACAAATTCGCCATATTATGAATTTAGAAACTTGTATATCAATTATTGCTGGTTATTTTTATGGAGTATTTATAGAACTATTAGATAAATCAGAAGAAAAAAGTGTATTAACACAAGAAACGCAAATAACTCAAAAAACACAGCTAACACAAAAAACGCAAATAACAAATGAAATAAAAAAAACAGCAGAAAAAGACACCGGTCCATTAACTACTCCAGACTCCGAACTGAAGTTACCAATAGAGAAAATAAATGATATGCGCTATTCTGATTGGGTAATTAGCACACCATTAATGTTATTAGTATTATGTCTCGTTTTGGGTTACGAAAATAAAGTAGACGTCCATTTTTTTTCATTTGCATTAGTATTATTTTTCAACTTTTTAATGTTGGGTTTTGGATATGTTGGAGAAATCAACTTATTAGACAGAACATTAGCAAATTTTATAGGTTTTATATTTTTCTTTTTAACCTATGGAACTATTTGGAAACTATTTTTGACTGGTTCTAAAGTAACAAAGCAATCCAAAATAATATTTTGGCTATATTTAGGACTATGGTCTTTATATGGCGTCTTTTATCAGACAAGTGAAACAACAAAAATGATTGGTTATAATATGCTTGATTTATTAGCAAAGGCATTTATTGGTCTATTCTTTTGGTTATATTTAACAAAAATAGTTAAATTTTAATAAAATGGGTATTTAGCTTCTATTAACCATTGGCAACAGTTAGTATCTAAAATTCTTGTATTATTAAAATGTTTTTTTAATAATTCAACAATATTTACACTATAAGGACTAGGTGTATCATACTTATATATTTGATCAGCAATACCTATATACACTAAACCATCTGGATTTAGAAGTTCTTTGATTTTATTCATCACATTAGTATATTGTAAATAAGGCATATTCCATAAAAAGCATGTAATTACATCAAATTTATTAGAATTGTCCATTGTTAATAAATCTTGCTTTAAAAGTGTAATTTTTTTATTAACCCACATCTCATCAAAGCGTGAAGAATCTATATCAATACCTACTACACTTGATGCACCAACTCTTACTAAATTTTCACAATTTGCTCCATTTCTTGTTCCAATATCTAAGCAGTTTTTATTAATAAAATTGCAGCAATTTTTCAATAATTGAGTATAAACCTCACGAGCATAATAATCATTAATCATTTGTTTTTTATAATTTTATTATATTTATTATAAAATAAGTAAAAAAATTTATATTATCAATTTTTTAGCAATTTGATTTATGCTTTATGTTTTAAAACAAACTATTATAATAAATTTCACTAATTACTTCTATTAAGTCATTTGCTAGTTTGTTTTCATCAATATCAAATAAGCAATGTATTTTATCAAGGATTAGCGATGCTTTATCGTGTGGCCATAGTTCCCTATCTCCTGGTTCGCGCAATAATGTATTATATACATAAGTTATTACAGGAATGTCTTCACAAAACATGCTAACTTGTTTTATATATTCAATATAATGTTGAACAAATGGCAAATCTATAGCAAATGTTACATCACTAAATATGTGAGGTTCTAATGCCATCCTGTATTTCAAATATTCAATTATTAAAATTTCATTAGCATAAGCATCACAAATAGTTCGCGCACATATGTTTTTAAATTTATTTTCTATGTATGCTCCTGTTAATAGTTCAATATTAAGATGCGGTTCATAATTAGTTTTTTCAATTAGCATTTGCTGCTTTAGCATTTTATAGTGTATATTATATTATTGATTATTTAATATAATCAATAATTCAATTTTATTTAATGTAAATCATGTTTTTGAAAAAACATTATTAACAATAGCATATAAAACATATATAAAACATATATAAAACATATATAAAACATATAAACACATATAAAAAAAAATTGATTTAAAAATAATTATATAAATTATATTAAAACACTACTATTATGGCATCGTTCATTCAAGAAGTTGTCGCTATTATTGACCGGTCGGGTTCTATGTGTGGCAAAGAAGCAGATACTATTGGTGGTATTAATTCAACATTAGACATTATTAGACAAGATTTAAAGCCAGGCGAGCGTGTAAATGTATCAATTAAGTTATTTGACCACGAAGAGCGTATGCTAATTAGGTCATTAAATATTGAAGATGTGCGGCCTCTTGAACTAAGACAATTTGTTCCTCGTGGTCAAACCGCATTATACGACGCAATTGGTTCAAGTCTTACTTATTTTATGGAAAAGAAACTACATGAACCAAACAGTTATACTAAGTGTTTGATTTATGTTGCTACTGATGGTTGCGAAAATTGTAGTAAGAAATTTAACGCGCAAACGTTAAAAAAGCTAATTACAAGCGCACAAGAATCATATAACATTGAACTAATGTATTTAGGAGCAAATCAAGACGCAATTTTAGAAGCATCTAAAATCGGCATTGAAGAAGGTCATGCTATTAACTATAGTGAAACAAAGGAAGAATGTGAAGCAGTATATAGGTCTCTTGGTAATGTTGTAAATAGGCAAAGGAGTTGTGCACCAACAGCGTTTACACAAGTAGAACGTAGCCAATCATACCAACCAACTACACCACCACCAACTGTGCGTTCTAATGAACCGCCACGGCTAAGGCGTCAAACAAGCGTAAGACCAGCATTCTTTTAAATATAAAAAACTATATACTAAAAACAAAAAATATAAAAACAAAAATTCAAAAAAATCATATTTTTTTTATAAAATAGTATGTGTTATTTTATAAAAACTATACATTGGGTGGGGTTCGAACCCACGAGGCCGAAGCCATGCGAACTTGAGTCGCACCCCTTAGACCACTCGGGCACCAATGCTTAAAAATTAATAGACAAATGTCTATTACTATTATTAGTGCTAATGTCTTTATATTGTTTCGCTATATTATATAATTTGTGTTTGTATATAGTTATTAATATTGTAGGCAAGCGGAGCATATAATATAGAACTTATATTTGCTAAATATAACTTAATTTGTTTTTCTTTTTCTATTGAAACATAAACATACTTAATATCAAATGTGCCGTATGTTGCCCAATAACACCATGCTAAATTAGTTAAACATGCCATACATGAATGATATAATGTAACGCTAGTAGGTATATAAATGTTTACATATAAAAATGGAAAATTATGTACAATCATATTTCCAATATGAAAAATAGGGAGTGAAAGTCTTCTTTTAATAGCCATTCTCTTAAAAGATGTATTATCTACTAAATAAGCTCCATTAAATGTGAAAAAAATCAAATAATTCCAACAATAGCTTATACTATATAAATAATTATAATCTATATAATTGTTATATGGTTTAAAATAACATAATGCAAATAACGCCAAATTAATATTTGTAAATGGAATAATTTTCTCTCTAATAATAAACTCCATTTTTAAAGTAATTATTAATTATTTACTAAGTAAGAGTAATAAATATTTAAATGCTATTGTTTAATAATTATTTGCTATAATGGTTTTTATTTAAATTTATTTTTATATAATATATAATGATAACAAGACAAGCACCATCGGAAAGTGCTAACAACTTTACATTAGGAACAAAGAAACGCGGTAATGACGGCAATATGTGGGTTATAATACAAACAAAATCTAGTAAAAGATGGTCTAAAGTAAATAAAACAAAAAAAGCAAACAATCAAGGAAACAATCAGACAAAAAAAGCAAAAACAGACGACATTTCACTAGATAAATTAAGACAACTACTACAAAAATATAATGTAACAACAAGAGGTTCAAAAGAAGCGATGGCTCAAGGTTTATTTAGATTGAGCAGTTCAACAATCGAAAGTAATGATTTAGAATTAATTTATAATTTATTAGATGAAGGTCAAAAAAAAAAAGCAACAAAACTCATAGAGATTAGAATTAGTAAACCAATCACTAATTATAAGGGAATGTATGAACCGCCAACCAAACCAATTAGTTCCATGACGCGCACAGAGTTAATAAAGAATTTACAGAAATTTAGAGACAGTTGGGAAAAATTTACTAGACGAAATCAAGATTTATCAGATGAACGTTTAAATGATGAACCAACTCACCAATTACGAAACTTAATTAAATTTTATTATAGTGACGGCGCAAAATTGTTAGCAGAAGATTGGTTACGTAAATAAGTTTAATATTTTATTAATACTATAAAAAAAATTGATTACATCTTAATTTTAGTTTCAACAAACTATCATAAAACTTTATACATTGCAATGCCGCCACTTATACTCTCTCTTGATGGAAATATTGGTTCTGGAAAATCAAGCATTATGCGTTATTTGGAAAAAAACCTTGCTAATTATTGCGCTTCAAAAGACAATAATTGTAAAATCTGCTTTTTACAAGAACCAGTTTCAAGTTGGGAATCAATTGGAGATGCTAACGGAAAAAGTATTATTACGCACTTTTATGAAAATAATGAGCGCTACAGTTTTGCGTTTCAAGTAATGGCATATACTAGTCGTTTGTCTTTGTTAAAGGAAGCACTAAAAGGAGATTATGACATTATTATTAGTGAGCGCTCCGTTTATACAGACAAATTGGTATTTGCAAAAATTCTATATGATGCTAAAAAAATGAGTCTTATTGAATATATAATTTATTTAAATTTGTTTAAAGAGTTTCAAACTATTTTTCAAGATTTAAAAATTGTTTATATTAGAACGTGTCCTGAGATTTGTGACTTGCGTGTGCAACAGCGAGGTCGTCTGGGGGAAACTATACCGCTCCAATATTTAAAAGATTGTCATCATTATCATGATGTATGGTTAAATAATCAAGAAGCAATTGAACAAGGGTTAGTGCTAGTGATTAATGGAAACGAAGAAACAAATACAAGCCAGTTTATAGACAATAATTTTTATGACGAAGTAACAAGAAAAGTGTATGATTTTATTGTATTATAAAGTCAATAATCTTTTGAATGTTATTTTGTATACTTTTTTTTATTATATTTTAATTTATAATAATTTACTATATTATAAATGCCATCTCAATTAAGTTTAGCAAATTTTTCTAGAAAATTTGCGTCATTGTTTAGACAAAAACGCTCTAACAGTAATAGTAGTAAAAAAAATAAAAGTGCTACTAAGATTCAGAGAACTTATAGAGCACATGCTACGCGGCGAAAATTAGAAGCAAAAAAACTCGAAACACAAGCTGAGCATCTTTTTTGTAAAAGTAGAGCTGCTAGAGCAAAGGCTGCAAAAAGACTCGATGACATGGCTCGCGATGTTGATGAAGATAATATTGATACTATGGTCTATCATTTATGGCGCGACCTAAGCAACAAGGAACATGCAAAGTGGATAGCCAAGGCAAAAAAAAAGTTGACACAACAAAACAAAAACGCAACAATTAATCCTGTATCTGAATAGTTAATGGGTTATTATTTAGCATAAAATAAATAAAGAATAAAATATTATGCTATATTATAAATGCCATCACCCCCAAATTCTTCTGGTAGACTATCTACATTTAATGCCTCAAGAACACTAATGGATTCATTTAATGCGTCACCGTTATCATTATATAGTAAAAGTAAAAAAAATAGAGTTGCTACCAAAATTCAATCAGCTTTTAGAGGACGCAGAACGCGACGACAATTTACAGCCAAAAAACAACAACAAGCACTAACACACAAACAAATAGAAGACGAAGCAGAGCGGCTCTTTGGCAAAGCTAATAAATCAAAGGCAAAACAAGCTATTATAGATATGGGGCGTGATGTAGATCAAGAACGTATTGAATATATGATTGGTGAATTGTTTATTGAGTTAAAGCATGAGAACCCAAAGATATATGCATCATGGCTAGCTAAAGCAAAAAAAAAGTTGTCTAAGTAAACAAGTTAGCAAACTATTAATTTTATAATTTAAAAAATTATAAAATGTTATTTAGTATAATTTTATAATTTTATAATTTTATAATTTTATAATATTATACTATATTATAAATGCCATCACCTCCAAATTTTTCTGGAAGACTATCTACATTTAATGCCTCAAGAACACTAATGGATTCATTTAATGCGTCACCACTATCACTAAATAGCAAACGTAAAAAAAATAGAGTTGCTACCAAAATACAAGCATTATTTAGAGGACACAATACAAGACGGAAAGTCAAAGCCTCAAAGAAAAAAAAGCAGTCCCGCATTCGTCGAGCATTATCAAAACTAGATGCCCCGATGTTAGACCTTGGAAGACTATTGTCGTCTAGTGGTCGCACACTACGTAGCAATCGTAAATACTAATTATTAGTAACATTACGTTTTTTATTCCTCATTTTTGTCATATAACTTAACGTACTAAGTAATTCTTGTTTATTATCTGATATTAAAAATTCATTAGACTTTGTAATTAGTCTAATATTTCTATATTTAGAATTACTCCAAATACGCTCTAATGTAAAATTGTAATCTGTACATACAAATGTTTTTCTTTCTTCGCCACTAATCATAAATTTAACATAAGCGTCATGTTCTTCTTGATTAGCTTCAGAAACAGTTGGAATAGTAGAGTTAGTATTGTGCATTTGAGATGTAATATATACTTCAGTCATCATTAGTTATTTTATATTATAGTTTTTATAATATAAAATATTAATCAATTTTTTCAACACGTTTATGCTAATGCGTATGCTAATGCGTATGCTAATATTACTAATTTGTTATAGCTTTAAAAAATTGAAGTGATTTTTCATAGCTAAATCAAATAGCCTGGAAAAAATACAAAGACAAAGACAAAGACAAAGGCTACTATGATGTCTGTTGATATTGTTGATTCTACTTTTACAGAGGCAAAAGTAGTTAAGCAGGTGCGCTATCCGACTGGCTATAACTTGTTTTGCGCTCATACACGCGAGCAAGGCATTTGTCAAAAGCGTTGGAGAGCAATGGACGTTTCTGAACGGGAAATGTGGAATACTAAGGCGGTAGTTATTAAAGATGCTATGATTAATGGTGTTCCAATTCCTTTGTATGTGTTACCGCGTAAGTCCAATAATAATGCGGAAGCACAACTTCTAGCATGTGAAGGCGAAGTTTGGCGAGTTATGTCATGGTGGCGTAAGACAGAAAAGACTAAGCCTGTTATTCTTAACAAGATGCCTAAAGGTATGTGTGCTATTAAAAAGCAGCGACCATGTACACGTGTCTAATACACCTAATGATGTTAACTCCATGTTATACTTTTTTTTCTCTTTTTGCGCTATAAATATTATATTAACTATTATTATGGATATTGCTATTTATAGCGCAAAAAGCGCAAAAAAACACAAATATACGTTTATTATGTTACATCCAATGTATAATACTAGTTCATATTTTGATGACTATATAGACTACTTTAAAAAATGTAATAGTGCTTTAACTAACTCTATTAAATTTGTTTTACCAGAGTCTTTAACTATGGATATAGACTATCCAAACAATAAGCAATATAATGTTAAGTCATGGTATAATTATTATACTTGTTATAACAACGTACATAAATTAGATAAAATAAACACACAAGACTTTATTAATCAAACAAAAAAAATAATAACTATTATAAACGAAGAAGCTGCTATTTTAAAAAGTTATAAAAAGTTGTTTATAATAGGAGTTTCACAAGGCGGAACATTATTATTTAATATATTAAAGTTTTTACCACATACATTAGGTGGCTTGTTTTGTATTAAATCACTTTATATGTATAAATATATAAATTTAAACACGCATAGTGCTGTTCCGCTTTTTTTTTATAGCGGCAATAAAGATGAAATTTATAATTTAGAATTTCAACAAAAATGTGCTAAATTATTAGAGAATTATTATGTTATTAAGTGGACTATTATTGACTACTTGGACCATCATACTAAAATAGAAGAAGAATATGATTTTATATTTAGAAATTTTATAACATTAATAAAAATATAAAAATAAAACAAATTTAGATTTTGTACTTTAACAAATATGTAATTATGTTTTTGCAATACTTATTATATTAACTAATTATAATAAGTATGTCATGTAAAAAATTAATGTGTAAACACAAATTAAATGATAAATCAATAACTATGAAATGGTTGAAGAAAAACCATCCCGATAAAGGTGGCAGGTTACCTAAAGATGAATTTAACACAATTTTAGAGTGTTATAAAGCTAATAGTTTTTGTGAAAGCAACAATAAAACAAATAAAACAAATAAAACTAATCAAGCAAGCCCTATTAAAGGTAATTCGTCAAAAGTAACCAAAAAGAATCGAGCAAAAATATTTAGATGTATGCGTAAAGTAGCCAATTTTAGCAAAATAGCAAATCATCATAAATTTGATAAATCGGTTTTTGACCCGCAACAATATAATAAAGACATTAACGATGCTTCACCAAAAATGCTTCAATTATTAAACACATTATTGGCGCTAGATAGTCAAGACCAAAAAAATCACGGCCAAAAGTTTAAGCATTTTATATTTTCCGATGTTAAAGATGGGGGTGCTGGCGCAAAAATAATTGCCTCGGCACTAGCAGCAAACGGCTATACTAATGTAATTAGTGCTAAGAAAATTCCATCACAATTAGCTCCTAAACTCTATTTAAATATAGCAAATTCGAATTATAACAATTTTGCCTTATTATCTTCTAATACGATTTATGGAACAACTTTTAACGAAAAAATAAAAAAAGAGTTGTTAAAAACGTATAATGAGCGTCCAAATAATATACATGGAAAAAATATTAGGTTAATAATATTAGATAGCGGATTTAAAGAAGGCATAGATTTATTTGATGTAAAATACGTCCATATTTTTGAGCCATCATTAACAATTGCTGACTTAAAGCAAACAATTGGACGCGCAACAAGAACATGCGGTCAAAAAGGTTTAGAGTTTCAAGACAATATTGGTTGGCCGCTATATGTATATAATTATTATTTAACAGTTCCCGAACTAATGAGTAATACACTATATACTAGCAAATTTATGATGGAAAACTATATTAAAAGCGCAAATGAAAAAGATGAGGATGTTTTATTATTTAAAGATATAGAAAAATATAATGACGCAACAATGAATTATAGCGAATTTGATAAGGCTATGAACAAATTATCAGAACAATTATATAATTTAGCACCAGTATTTGCTGTTGATTATGAATTAACAAAAAATTTACATAATTTTCCTGATTTGAATAGTGAATTTATGGAAGACAAATTATTTTTAATGGGTGGAACAAAATCAAGAAATCAAAATATGCAATCCAAGTTTTTCAAAATAGACAATATAAAATGTTTAGGAAAATGCGGAAAAAAACCAACATATGATATTCCTGTAAGTGTTAGTTTTATGAAATATGTATATACTAAATATAAACATCCAGAAAAGTTATTTAAATCAAATACATTAAATAAACGCACCTTTTTCTGTAACTATCTTAAAGATAATACAAACAATTTTTGTAGTCAATTAAATAATGAATGGAGTCTGCGCTATACAAAAATTCCATCAATTATAGAACGCGCTAAAAATAAAAAAGATGTAAAATCAGACTTAGATAGTTTAGAGCTCACATTTGACGAAGACCTTTATGCTAAGTCAGATGAAACTAGTAAAAATAATTATCCAATTCTTTTATATAGTGGAGAGAAAAACAATACTATTGTTAGCGTAAGTCCTAACTCAATTATTGGGTCAACATCTAACACAAGTATAAGTCCTACTTCAAGTCCTAAGGCAAGCCTAAGTCCTAAGACAAGCCTAAGCCCAAGTCCAAGCCTAAGCGCATTACAAACCGCTAATCCATTAAAAAAGTTTGATTTTATTAATATGAGAGATTATATCAAAAATGCGTATGCACATAAGGATTTTAAATGGGAAAAAATGGAAATAAAAAACAATTGTATAGCTAATCCTAATGCTCAAGCAAATGTTATCTCTCTTAATCCTACGCAAAAATTTATAACGCACTATTTTACTCCTTCTTCTCCATTTAAAGGGCTATTATTATGGCATTCAGTGGGAACAGGTAAAACGTGTACTGGTATAGCAACTGCCACAAGCAGTTTTGACAATGATGATTATAGTATATTATGGGTTACAAGAACAACACTTAAAAGTGATGTATGGAAAAATATGTTCGACCAAGTATGTCATTTAGTAATATTAGATAAAATTAAGAAAGGCCTAATTATGCCGACAGATATTGCTAAACGAAAACAATTATTATCAAAAAATTGGCTTGAACCCATGTCTTATAAACAATTTAGTAATTTGTTAGCTAAGAAAAACAAAATCTATGATATATTACTTCAACGAAATGGTAAAGAAGACATATTAAAAAAAACACTTATTATTATTGATGAAGCACACAAATTATATGGAGGTGATTTAAAAGCTAGCGAACGACCAAACACAACAATTATGGAAGAGTTAATAAGAACCAGTTATAATGTATCAAAGCATGAATCTTGTAAGCTATTGTTAATGACCGCAACTCCTTTTACAAATAGCCCATTAGAACTATTTTCATTAACAAACTTATTTATGACACATGACTCTGACAAAATCACTACTCATAAAGAAGAATTTAAACAACAATTTATGGATTCGCATAATGTATTAAGTGAAAAAGGCGTAAAGCACATTGCCAATAAACTATCGGGTTATATTAGTTATTTAAATCGGGAAAAAGACCCCACACAATTTTCTCAACCTATTATGATTCATGTTCCAATATTAATGAGAAGTGTTGAAAATGAAGATTTGAGAGATGCGGTCTATTTAGAAACCAAATTTAGTAGCCTGTCTAAAGAAGCTGACGCTCTTATAGAATCTCTCAAATCTAGAATTAAAACAATGAAAACTGACTATAAGCAACAAAAACAACAATATAAAGATACAAAAGCCACTTTATCCAAAGAAGAAGCAACCGCTTTTAACGACGCATTAAATAGTCTATTAAAAAACATTAATGACTTAGAAGAAGAGTTACATACAACAAAATCAGACCAACGCGCAGAAAAAGATAAAATAAAAGAACTTAAAGAAAAAATAAAAGTAGTCAAAAATTCTCTCATTCAAGAATATATATTATATACAAATTGTAAGCATTTACATTATAAAAATAATGTAAGCGCTAACAAAAATGAGAGAATACATACTATTAAAAGTTAAAAGCTTAAAGGTTAAAGTTATAAACGACGGTCTAACTATACTTCAACGCACATCGGTATTATTAATGGAATAATATAGCTATTATTTACAATTTTAAATTTTTCATCTCTTATTTGTTTAGTTATTTTCCATCTCTTACTTCTGTAACAATTTATATTTTTTTTTGCTTCACTGTATAAAGCAGGAGTGTCTTTGAGTGATTGTTTCAATTCTCTCAATTTTAAATTTTCATTTTTATAATTTTCTTCCAATACTTTAATTTTATCAAAATGCTTACGTATTTCAAGGCATCGTTTATTAGTATCATATTTTTTCAAAAATACGAATTTTTTTATATCAATTAGTGTTTGTGTTTTATACTTTAAAGCATAATATCTGTTAGTAAATCGATCTGTAATATCAATGCTTTTATTATTAACACCTTTATTTCCACAATAAGGACAACGCGGGTCGCCGTTTCTAAACCAACTAATTAAACAATTAGTATGGTATCTATGATTGCATTCTGGTAAAGTATAACATTGTGTACATTCCAACTCTTCCCTACATATCATACATTCTTCAACTGCCGGAGCAGCTATATTAAGAATATTTAAAGCAGTTGGCGAATTGATATTAAGAATATTTAACGCTTGTGTTAAATTATTTAAATTAGTCATATGTTATATACTAATTACATAACAAACAACTTTTAAATAATATTTGTATAATAAAATATTATTTAAAAATAAAATATTTGAATAATAAAATATTACAAAGCTCTGTATAAAATGTTAACTGTATTATCCACTACACATTAAACACTCTTCAATCTTTGATTTTAGTTCACATTCTTTTTCTCCATCTTTTTCTTTATCATCACTTAGCGCACCCTTTTTACTTTCTGGTTCAATTGTAAATTGTTGAGCTTGGTGTTTCGCCTTTCGGCGCAAATAATAAATTCCAGTTTTTAATCCCGCTTTCCAACTATAAAAATGCATATTTGTGAGTATTTTAGAATCAGGGTCTTCAATCCACAAGTTTAAACTTTGAGATTGACAAATATACACTCCTCTATCACGAGCCATATTAATGATTTCTTTCATAGGCATTTCCCATACTGTTTTATATTTTTCTTTTAACTCTTGAGACAACACTTTAATATGGCTAACAGAGCCTTTATTAGCAATAATAGTGTTTTTTAATTCCTCATTCCACAAGCCAAGTTTTAATAAATCTTCCACCAAATATTTATTTACTAATATAAAATCACCAGCCAGCGTTTTTCTACTATATATATTACTCGTAATCGGCTCAAAACACTCATTATTTCCTAAAATTTGGCTCGTGCTTGCTGTTGGCATAGGCGCAACTAATAAACTATTACGTGTTCCATATTCCATTATATTATTTTTTAATGTAGTCCAATCATAGCGCCCTTCTATTGGTTTCACATTCCATAAATCAAATTGAAATTGTCCGTTGCTTATTGGAGAACCAACAAAAGAGCTATATGCACCTAAGTATTTTTTATCCAAAGTTTGATTGTTAGCGCATCCCAATTTAGTTAATTCTGCTTTAATAGGACAAGATAAATTAAGCAATTCTAAAATAATGCTAGCATGTATATTATTATGAATTGTATAATCCCTACACTCTTCACAATCTGTGCTAAAAGACCAGTCACCTGCTTTATAGTAGCCATGTAATTTTAACATTGAATCATAGCGTTCTTTCGAAAGTAACATACTCTTTTCTAATGAGGCATAATAAATTGTTTCAAATATTTTAATATTAACTTCTTTTGCTTTATCTGATGTAAATGCTAAGTCCATTTTAAAAAACACATCCGCCAAGCCCTGAATTCCAATCCCAATAGGTCTATGTTTAAAATTTGAACGCAGCGTTTTTGGTGTTGGATAATAGTTAACATCAATTACATTATTTAAATTATGTACTAATACTTGTACTACGCAATATAGTTTGTCATAATCAAATGTTTTGTCGCTATTAACAAACATAGGTAGTCCTAATGATCCTAAATTACATACGGCAGTTTCGTTTGAGTCAGAATATTCAATAATTTCGGTACATAAATTTGAGCTCCTAATTGTTCCAAGATTTTGCTGGTTTGACTTTTTATTTGCTGCGTCTTTATAACAAATATATGGCGTTCCAGTTTCCATTTGTGAGTCTAAAATTTTAATCCACAAGTCACGCGCCATAATCTGTTTATTATAACGCTGTTCATTCTCATATTTTATATATAGTTGATTATAGTCATCACCATAACAATCACATAAACCCGGACACTTATCAGGGCAAAATAAACTCCACATTTTATTACCCATCACTCGTTCCATAAAAAGGTCGCTAATCCATAATCCATAAAAAAGGTCACGACACTTGCTTTCTTCTTCTCCATGATTTTTCTTTAACTCCAAAAAAGCTTCAATGTCTGGATGATGTGGCTCTAAGTAAATCGCAAAACTTCCATTTCGTTTTCCACCCTGGTCTACATAGCGTGCGGTTTTGTTAAATACACCTAACATAGGAATCAGCCCATTTGATGTTCCGTTTGTTCCTCTAATATATGAACTATTTGCGCGAATATTATGGACGTGTAGTCCAATACCACCAGACCATTTTGAAATTTGTGCACACTCTTTTAGTGTATTAAAAATGCCATCAATTGAATCGTCTTCAATTGCTAATAAAAAGCATGAACTTAGTTGCGGTCGCGGTGTTCCGGCATTAAAAAGCGTTGGTGTAGCATGAATAAAATATTTTTGCGACATATAATCATATGTTTCTTTTACTTTATCCATATTTGAACCATGAATTGTTAATGCTGTCCGCATAAACATATGTTGTGGTCTTTCAACAATTACTTTGTTACACCGCATTAAATATGCCCGCTCCAAAGTTTTAAACCCAAAATAGTCAAAAAAATGATCGCGATCATAATTAAGCATAGAATTAATAAGGTCTTTATGTGTTTCTACTAAGGTCATTATATTAGTAGCTATTAGTCTAAAACTGTTGTTATTTACATCAATATAGTCATATAATGTTTTTACTGTTTCGTAATAACAAGATTTAGTATTTTTATGTAAATTTGATACTACAATTGCGCTTGCTAATTTCCCATAATCAAGATGAAGAGACGACATTGAAGCACATTGTTCGGCAGTTAATTCATCAATTTTAGAAGTTTGAATATTATCAAATAGTTGATCAATAACTTTCATCGCTAATTGAGCATATAAAATATTTTGTAAATTAAAAGTTTTTCCTAGCGACTTAATGCGTTTTAATATTTTGTCAAATGATATTGCTTCTTTTTTTCCATTACGCTTAATTACATGCATATCAAAGTCTGAAATTTTATTATTATGTTTCATAACGTCTTAATTAAATTAGTTAATTTAATTTTAAATAAAAATAATATATATATTTACACGTTTGGAAAATTAAAACACCGATTTTATATATAGTTTTTATTTATTTTTCTTATCTTATTTTTGGTTTATATTTTTATGGATGCTGATAACCTCCCTTAAATATCACAAAAAAATTGAAATGAAGATAACTACTTAAATATAATACAACATAACACATTAAAATGCCTTTTCCAAATAAAGGAGAAAATCATGCAAGCGGTATAAAGAATGAAGTTGATACAGTTAATTATTTGAACATTAATCCAGATAATAATATTACTAAGCATTTGTCCGAATATTATTCTTCTAACATTACTTCATTCAAACACGAAGGAGGAACTCAACAGAAGAGGGATGCTTCTTATATGCTTGAAGATGGAACAACAAAAGGAATTTCTATCAAAAATCATAAAACAGGAACTTTTGATTGGACTAATACAACAAAAGGTGTTCCAGAAGATTTGAAATCAATAATAACAGATTTTAAAAACAAAAATTGTGATAAACCTATTCCAAAAAAAGGTGGTGTTCGCGATGAACTAGCTAATATATTATCTAATTATTTAGATAAACTTACTAGCAATGATATTTCAGAATTATTGAGTAAAATAACTAAAACAGAAGAAAATACTGATACTATTATAATAAATGATGTGAAAAAAAAAGAATTTATACTAATACATGAATCAAATCTAGAACCTTACATTAATACAAGTCATACATTTATTCTTAAATCAGGTCAAAGAGCAAGACAAAGTCGTCAAATATGGATAAAAAGCAGTGACGGTTCAGAAATAAATACAAATTTAAGAATTAGATTAGTTTTGAATAATGGAATAACAGCATTATTGGGTAATAGTGAAAAAAATAAAGTATCAGTGCCGTGTTTAAAAATTCAACAAGATAAAGTTGATACATTTATTAGTAACTGTGTTGGTAAGGTTATTGTTAAATATTAAATATTTATTTTACAATTTCTATATTATCTAAATTAATATCATTAATAAATCTTGATTTTACAATTTCTATAATATCTGGATTAATATCATTAATAATACATTTTCTATTTAAATTATTTGATGCTTTTGCGGTTGTTCCTGAACCACACATAGGGTCATATACATAATCACCTTCATCTGTAGAGATAGCAATCAATCTTTCAAGTAATTTTACTGGTTTTGCTGTTGGATACTTTCTTTCTTCATTACCTTGTGATATTGAATGAATATCATCCCATAAATCAGTGCAAGGTTTACCGGGATGTTCGTGTAGATAAATTTTTTTATATAATTTAGCATCTTTTTTTGTAGGAACATAAACTCTGTCTTCTTCAATTAGCTTTTTTAAATTTTCTTCTTTAATTCTCCACCCTGATTTTGGGTTAAATGTTTTATCTCCTATATTTATTTCATAAATATAACCTTTTTTTGTATTTTCGGTTACTAAATGACCTAATGAATAATTACCTTTACTATCTTTATTTTTGAATGATTGTTTCAAATAAGTCGCATCTTTTTCTTGTGTTATCAAATTAAACTTATAATTATTAATTTTATTACATTTCCAAATAATATCTATTACTGAACCCAATTTAGTTTTTACATTATTTTTAGAGCGACACTTTTTCCAAAATATTGGTTCTACTAACTTAAATTTATTTCTCAAAACTTTTTCAGGGATATACATACAACTAGATGAAATATGAAAGAATAGTGTTCCATTATCTTCAAGTAGTTCGTATAACAAATCTATTTCTTTTCTTATAAATTCTTCATACTCTTCATCGCTCCATTTGTCTGAAAATCCTAAATTACTATCAGAATTTAGTTTATAGTCTCTATTAGAATTGAATGGTGGATCAAAATAAATCATTCTAAATTTATTTTCTGTTATAATATTTTTTGAATTTCCAATATACAAAGTAATATTTTCAATAATATCATAACGTTCTTGTTGTGTGAGTTTTGGAATAGACATGTCCATAGTATTTGTGATTATATTTTCACTATTAATTGAAATCAATTTTTTATTTATAATTATATTCTCAACAACGTCTTCTATTTTTCCTTTATTATCTTGACAAGGTAGTTTTTTATTTTGATGTTTTGTGTAGTGAGATTTTTGAGAAAACTCTTTTAAACATCGGTCGCACGTATATTTCGACATTCTATACTATTACTAAATATTTTATTTTTAACTCAATTTTAACTAAAAGAGTTAAAAATAATATATATTTTAATTTTGTTATCAACACTATAGCTAATCTAAACATGCAAAGCTAATATAAACTAGCTTAATCAAATCATTTTAGTAAGCATCCACTGGACGGAAAATCACTAACTATTTTGTCATGTTCGCGCTTTAACTTTTGTTTTGAGCTTAAACGTTCTTTATATGTACCCGAATCGCGCTCCACAACCAAATTGTTCCAAAATATTTCAATATAAGGCAGCGCATTTTTAAACCATAAATTATTGCGCAATACTAAAATACAGCTTACCACCTCTAATTTCCAATATATATTTGAAACATAGTTTTTAGAACTATTTTTAATTAGTTGTGCGTTGGTCCAACTATTATATTCATTGCTATGTATAGCATTTAATGTAAATGGTGGATACTCATAATATACTTCACCATTATTATAAAACTGCATAATAAAACCATGATAACAACTAGACGACACATCTTCTAAATATTCTTCTTCATTTAAATATTCAGTAAATTTTGTTTCTAAAAAATCACATTCGTTCAAATTACATACTTCCATTTGTAATTGCATTTGAATCCAATATTCCATTTTTGGAATAGAGTTGATTTCTCGCGATACCACATTTTTAATTTCAACCATTCGGCCATATAACTCACTCGATTCATCACATACTATACCATCGGGAGACGCCGCAATATAGCTATATTTAGCGTGTGGAATACAACCAAATTGACTTACTTTTGTATTATTAATATGTTCATAATATAATAACGAAACAGGCTCATATTTTTGTCCCCAATGTAATGGCGAACTTAAGTTTGTTACCTTAAATTTATTAACATCAATTGGTTCTGATTTTTCAATAATCAACTGTGATTGACTATAGTCACTTTGAAATATTTTATATATATTAGAAGCTGTTAGTGTAGAACGTCTAAAAATATACCATTCATTGCTTCGTTGTTCTGCTTGCACAATAGTATTTAAATAGTTAAGTTGTGATTTAATTTTATTAAAGTTGATTGTTAAGTTTATTGATTGATTACAAGAGTCTTTAATAATATATGTCTTGTCATATGAACGACGAGGTATATAAAATTTAAATACTAGCTTTTGGCATATTTTAATACTATTATATAGCAAATCTTTTGCCGCAATTTCATTAATATTAAATAGTCGGAGAGCATTAGGCTCTTCTATAAATTGTATATAATATATATTATATGTTGTTTCCTGTACTTCATCGTATAAATCATTGTATATAAGTTGCATTAAATTAGTATTAATAAATTCTAACATACTATCGCTAATATTTACTAATAGGTCTTGATAATTAGCACAAATTAGCGGGTCTTGTAAATCAATAAGTGAGCCTATATTATATTTAGTAATTAAGTAGTTAGTAAAGAGAATATATTTTGATGTCATAATTATTTACTATTTACTAATTTAGTTCTTATAAATAATTAGTATATAGTATTTAATATTCAATTTTATAACTATTTAAATTGTTTAAATTCTAATCTAAATACTTATTCTAATCTAAATACTTATTCTAATCTAAATACTTATTTTAATTTAAACAATTTATTTAAGCCCCGTTTTCATGTATTTTTATTGTTTTAACCTTTAATTTTTTGTCTAATGGTAAGCTTTTTACAGTAGAAACATGTTTGTCATCTTTTCTTAATAAAAATGAGCGCGCATTTATATCAAATAATAAATGGGGTATATCTAATATTGTGCCTCCTATTTTATCATAGTTTACATCTTTTGCCTTACTTAATGCTTTTCGCTCTAAACATTTAATCAAATAACTTTTACATTTATTACTTTCTTCGCTTGATAAAGTATATTTATTTTCTAAATGTTCAACATAATTTACTAACTTTTTCACTTTTTGCGTTTTGTCTAATTTACACCAGTTCTCCTTTTCATTTGCGATTGTTTCATTGTTTAGAAAATTTGATAATGTGCTATTATTTGTATTTACTATAAGCGGAACAATTTCGGTTCCATTAAATCGCTTTGTTTTATAAGCAATATTTTGCAGTTCTTTACAATTATTAGATTTATCTTTTTTATTGCCTTGATCCCCGTTAGGTGGTTTTTCAATAACATGTTCATTTAAATTTAAATTAGTAGCACTCAAATCTTGTAATAGCTGTTCTCCATTTTGAAAACTCATTATTATAATAAGTTTAACGTTTTAATTTTATATATTAATAATATATTATTGTAAATTATTATTGTAAATTTATGAACAAACATATACTATTAAATAATAGTATAAAATATAATGACTACAAAAATTCGTATGATGTTAGTAATAATGTGAAGTCACTTTATAACAATGTTATAAAAGAAACTAAAAAATCTTATATAGAACTACAAGAACAAAGTATTAATATATTAACATATTATGACAATTATGATAAACAATTAGCTTCTATTAATGCGCTATATGAGGAACTATGTAATGGTCAAGGTCAAAATATTAATTTAAATTATGAGAAGCAACATTTTTTACAAGCATTAAAAAAAAAGCTATCTTCATATAAGCAACAAGATATAAAAAAACATTATCACGATATTAATAATTTTATTACATTAGAAAATATTATTGAAAAGTTAGTATCTTGTTCTATGAAGTGCTATTATTGTAATGCTAATACACATATTTTATTTAAAAATGTGAGAGAAGAAAGTCAATGGACTTTAGATAGGCTAAATAATTATGATGAACATAGCAATTCAAATACTATTATATGTTGTTTAAAGTGTAATTTACAACGACGCCGAAAAAATAGTACAAAGTTTAAGTTCTCAAAACAAATGAACGTTATTAAAAAAATTGAGTAGCTTTTAATAGAATATAACTCTTTATATAACCATGACCTCCAATACTAATAATATTAGTGTTACAAATACTATTGCTAAAAAAACAGCACTTATTAACAAACTACTTGAGCGCTTAAAAACCGCGTCAATTTCATCAAATGATTATGTATCATCAAACGAGCCGTTTTTTAGAAATGATGAAAGTGCGCAACCTTTTCAACAATACAATAAATTATTTATTAATGTACAACTTCCAGAAGGGTTGAACCACAACATTAAATTGTTATATGAGTTGTTGGGCAACCAAAAAAAGGAAATCTATTATGGACCATGGACTATTATGAGCGTTGAAGAAGCATTAGCAAGATATAAAAATTTATGTAGCCAAGGACAAACTAATGTGTTCACTATTGGCTATAAATATGGAGGAATGGGCTATATTGACCTATTAAGTTGTGATTTAACAAGTCATTTATTGTTTTATAGTGTTGATGGTGGTTCTAACGACTATGATAGATGCTATAATGCAAACAATTTAATTAGTAATGGGTCAACTCCTTATGACAAATTTTATTTTAGTGATTGGTTTTATAATGTGTAAATTATAAATGTAATTATAAAGTCTAATTGTAAATATTATTAAATTATTATTATTATTTTTTTTAAATAATAATAATAATTTAATAATATATAACTATGGCAAAAACAAAAGGAGTTAAAAAGCATTTAAGAAGAAAACAAAAATCTAGAAAGATGAAAGCTAAGGGTATGAAAAAAGTAGTAGCTAATTATCTTGGTAAAATATTAAATGACGTCCATTTAAGAACATACGGTCAAGAATTTGCTGATCCCGGAGAGCCATCGGTTGTATCACAAATAATGTCGCATATACCTTCAGCAAAAACAGAATATAAAAATCGCCTAACTAACGCACTTGCCTTAAATACAAGAATTTTAGCCGAACAAAAAGCAGAAATAAAACGTTTAGAAATGTCGGGCATTAATGGTCCATCGCGACGAACTCGTAGTGGTGCTAGACCATCCATAGACCCCACACTTTTAGCATTATATTTGGAAAGAGATTATACTGAACGGGCTATTATGACTAACCAATATGCGTTACAACAACTACAAAACGAAAGTCCACGCCCAAGATTTATCCCTCGTCCAAGAGTTAACTATGCTGAATTGCTTAGACCAAAACCTGGATGGGACGATGAAAGAATGGCGTATAGAGCACGCGAACGCGGACGAGAGGCTTACTATACTTAATACGTTTACAAGTTAACATAGTAGCGCTGTAAATAAAGCATCACATTATATTTATCATCATCATTTAACTCGTTATAATTTTCATTATTTTTAATATATAAGACAACTTTATTTGACTGTTTATTAATAGTTACATAAACATAGCTATGCGCAATTAAATTACTTGCTAAATCAGCAATACGCGCTTTATATAGAGTTTCGTCCATCATTAAAATATAATAATTAGTTTTTATATTAATTTACTAAATATTATACTTTATATCAAAAGTTTGACTTAATAGTTTTTAGCATACTTGATTTTCTTTACATGACATTTATTGTCTCTGCATTTTCTTGTTCCTTTTCTACATCTTTTAATTTTATGTGTTCTTTTCCACGATGATTTTCTATAACATCTTTTATCAGAATAGCAACGATGGCGAGTTGTTCTACAAAAACTTTTACTCATATTTATATATATATAAAATAAAATAATAGAAAATAATAGAGTATAATAGAAAATAATAGAAAATAATAGAGTATTATAGACTTATAATGTCCCTAACCCTAATAACGAAAATATTCATCTAATATAGTTATAGGACCCGTAGGATTTTTAGCTAAAATATAATCACCTCCAAAAGGATGGTTATTTAATGTATTATAAGGAGTTTCAGTGCAACAAGTAAATGGGGCTTCATCTATATAATGTAGACAAGCTTGTGATTTACCCAAATAATCATTAATTGTTATTTGTCTCATACTTTTTTTTGCATCATTAAAGTCTCCTCCTAAAACTATTAGTTTTGGATTCCATATAACTTTTATTTTTTTTGCTGCCGCCATCACTTCTATTTCTATTTGTGCTCTAGCCAAGAACATTTTTATAGCACTATATAGTTTTAATTTTACCAAATTTGGTTCATTTGGGGCTTGTATGTTAACTAAATTTACCCCATATTCTGTATGAACACATAAAATAGGGCGCCCATAATTCTTTGGCTCAATAGTGCTATCTACTCCGCTAAACAATTTTCCCATATCTTCACCATAAAAGGCAACAAATTTCCCTAATCTTATATGGTTCCATATTGTTAGAATTGTAGGATAAGTAGCGGACTGCTCAACTATACTAACAGCTATAACAACTTTAACAGAAAAAGCCACATAGCTATAGTCTCCAAATGAACCTCTTGAGTAATATGATTCAGCGGTTGGTGTATATGTTGTATCTTCTTTAATAATTGGAACACGCATTTCAGATGCAAGAGCTTCAATGATTGATTGGTAACCCCCTTCAAACTTATCATCTGAATTCAATGTTACTTTTGTTCTATCAGCTATTGAAACACGAGGTCTATCATTCGTTTCTTGAATAAAAAAGGCATCCATGCGTTTTTCAATAAAATGGTGGACTATTGTTGTTATTGAATTTTTAAAATACGCCCTTTTATCGGAACCGTCTTGTCTGTTCAATAAGAAAGCTTCACTTCCATTTGGTATTTCCGGAGCTATATCAGCTTCCCAACCTGTATTAGCACTACCTACCGTAAAAGATCCAGCAAAGTCATCAAGATTTAATTGTACCATTATAAATTTGTGGTCTGATGTTTTTGAATATGGACCAGTTGGTTCAGGAAGACTATAAAGTACTCTACCTGTATCATCTATAATATTTCCATATACTAATTGTGATTGTGAGTCGTTAGTATAAATTGAACCATCTGAATCTAATCTATAACCATCGTCCTTATCATTTACCTGAAAATCTTGAGCTTTACATACTTCTCCTCTATTATTTTTCAGAGTCTTTCTTCTGTTTTTATAATTAAACATACGTGTAGAGTATGGTTCTGGTAACACATACGACGTGCTTGACGTTCTTCGTGACGATCTACTTGAAGAATTACTTGAAGAACTACTTGAAGACCTACTCCGCGATCTGCTCCCTTTTCTGCTCCCTGTTCTGCCCTGCGTTCTGCTCCCCGTTCTACCCTGTGTTCTGCTAGCTGTTCTAGGCTGTGGCTTTTTCAGCGAACGGTTTGATGGCATATAATATACTATTAATATATTATATACTATTAATATATTAGCATTTGACTAATGCTTAGTAACGTTAAGTATTACTAAATAGTGCTCTATAATAATTAAATGTAATAACACTCGAATCTACTAGCTCTCCATTAAAATTATAGCTTGACTTAAGTTCGCGCGCTATAATAGGTTTAATTAAACTATAATTACTACATCCTAATACAATTCCATCACATTTGGCAATAAATGCTTTATAAGTTATTAGCTTACTTATTGCTTCAATTACTTTAAAACTATTTGTTATTTCATTTTCTACTAAATTTAAACTAGCATAGACTATATTAAATGATGGACCATTTAATAACTTACTAATCCATCCTATTTTATGTGTTAGCGGCGTTGATAGTATTAATAGTGTTTTTAATTTATGTTTTTTAATATATAAACACATTGGAATGATTGGTTCAATAATTAGTGTATTGGCTATTATAAAATGGTGTTTAATTAATATATCAAAAATAGAAGATGACGCACTAATGCACATAATAATACATAGATCATAATTTTTTAAAGCTTGCTTTGACTGTAAATTAGTAATTAAAAGTTTTAATGTATAATCTCTCAACGTTTGTTTATTAACCTTAGACAAATTAGAAACAGCTAACTTAACCAATTTAAATTCTAACTGTTTAACCCGTTTAATTGAATTTATAAAAGTTTGTGCGCCATTAGCACTATCAATTATTAACAATTTCATAATATATTAGTCAAATATAATAGTCAAATATAATAGTCAAATATAATAGTCAAATATAATAGTCAAATATAATAGTCAAATATAATAGTCTATAAAAAAATTAATTTAATAAATTAATACTTAAATACTATTAGTTTATTACTAATAAATGGTCCAAAATTTTGATACCCAAAATGATATATTACTAAATAAGCTATTACTATTTTACAAAAACACAGAATATTTTGATAAAATGATAAGTATTATTAACGGCACCTCTAAAATCTCTCTACGTATAGTAGATTGGTTTGTAACAAACTATTCAAAAAAAAATTATTGCGTTATTGAGAATGCGGAAACCAATGAACGATTCAAAGTTTATAACGATTATAAATTAAAGCTTAAAGCGTATAGCAAGAAAAAATTTGATCCTTTTTGTAGGTGGGATAGAATAAATGTTCCATATAAAGATACTATGTGTGTCCAAACCACATTAGGACAGCTTAATTTTTTTAAGTGGACTATTGAAAATAAAATATTAGAATATATTGAAAATAATTATAGCACAATTGAAAATGATATGAATTTAAGAAATAGCTCAGCAAAAGTAAAAAATACATCTATTAATTCAAATACATCAATTGAAAGCTCTGACTCATATACTTCGACTAGTTCAACTAGCTCAAGTGCTTCAGACACATCTGTAATAAATAATTTAAATAAAACACGTAAAAAACGCGAAGAACTATCATCAAATGCTTCTAAAATTATACAAAAAGAATTTATAAGCACAACGTTAGTATTTAATTAAGTAACAAATTCTTTAATAGTCTATTAAAATTAATATGTTAAAATTAATATGTTAAAATTAATATGTTAAAATTAATAAAATATAAAACTAATATTTTATTAATTAATTAGTTACTATGGGTGTTAATCACAGTATAAATAAAGTCAATTTTGAATATGTTCAAAATTATTGTAATTTTAAAAATGATAAACTATTGTTAATTAATACATTAGCCTATTCGAAGCAAGATTGTTTAATCAAAAATACAATAACAGCGTCACAAGAAGAGGAGATTTTAAATAGCTATTTAAAGAAAAACAAAGCAATTATAATTTTAATATATGGAGAGAATTGTAGTGATAATAAAGTAATTGAAAAATATAATCAACTATATAAACTTGGGTTTTCAAACTTATATGTCTATATAGGTGGACTATTTGAATGGTTATTGTTACAAGATATATATGGCGAAGATGAATTTCCAACTACCTCCAAAATATATGACTTATTGAACTACAAAGGTAAAAATGTGTCAAAATAGCTGCATTCTCTCAAGAACTAATTATAAATGCACTAAAAAATTGAATAGTGCATATTATATTTTATAATTTACATATTTTATAAAGAACTATATATATATTACAAATATGTGTATTACACCAGTTAGCTCTAATAGCTCTAATAGCTCTAATAGCTCTAATAGCTCTATAGAGTCTGTTATTAGTTATTATAGCAATACTATACCAAGGACAAATACTTTAACAAGTAGTCCACTGCTGTTATATAGTTGTAAGTATTGTTCTAATAATATTAACAAAAATATGAATATATATAGAGGATACAATCATTCATTTTGTAGTAATTATTGCCGTTCTAATTATTCACAAAAAATAGCTTTAGTAGACTACTATTTAAATAATTACGATTTATGGTTATAAAAGTAACAATGTTTTATAACAATTGTGTTACTAAAACTTTATAAATAAGTTTTAGTATAATTTTTTTTATAATTGTAAATTATAATTATAATATAATTATGAATATTGATAGTGTATTATTAGATTTAGAAGTAATTAGACAATTAAATGAAAACGATAAACTGTCTGTAATAACTTTGATTGGGTCAACGCGATTAGCTGTAGATAGTTGTAAATATACTTCAGCGTTCACACGATATTATTATAATTATAATAGAGAAACCACAATCACTTATTTAGAAAACTTAACTGGGACTATAGAAAAAACAGCCGAATTTTTAATAAATGGAGATCACAGCGAAGAATGCGAAACTATTTATGCTGCTTTAATAAATGCGTTAAAAGGTTTAGAAAATTTAAAAATAACATACATAAGTGATTCAATAATAGTCGCAAAACTAACATTACTAATTAATAAGTTTAAAGCTGTCGCAAAAAAAGTGGATAATTGTTTAACAAATTGTGCCAACTATATTAATGATTGTGAGTCATCTTCAAGTAGCAAAGATAGTACAATAAATAATGAAGATTAGAGTGATTAATTAGAGAGAATTGTGTTTATATTATTAGTTTATTTAGTAATTTAAATCTAGTTTTAATATATTTAATTTTTTATTTAATTTTTTATTTAATTTAATTTAGTTTAATTTTAATTTAATTTAATTTAATTTAATTTAATTTAATTTAATTTAATTTAATTTCTTTAAATTTAAAATATTTAGATTATATATAAAATGATGGAACTTATGACACAACGCAAAGAAGATCTTCAAGCCGGTGGCAGAAGACGCAAAACCCGTAGAGGCTCCAGAAAAGGCTCCAGAAAAGCCAGAAAGGGTTCAAAGAAACGCACCGCGGGCAAATGGATAGGTCACGTTAAAAAGTTTGCCAAAGATAACAACATGTCGTTCAAAGACGCCATGAGTAGTTCCGCATGCAAAAGTTCATACAAAAAAATGTAATGTAAATTTGTTATAAAATAGTTTACTATATTATTTAAATAGCTTTAATACTTTTTAAATAATATAATTTGCTTTAGCGTAAAAGCTTTATATTGAACGTCCGCGTTTAGTTGAACCACTTTTACTTTTCTTTAGCGTAAAAGACCGCGTTTTTTTCATATTTTCAACAACTATTAGCCACTTTGGGTCATAATTATATATTAGTTTTAGACTATTATTTAAAGACTTTAAACCTTGATTTAACGGCGTTATAAGTGTTTCATTTATGCTAATTTTATAGTAATGTAATTTGGCTACTAATTTATTTAATTTGTGCACATAATATTCTATTACCATTAGCGGAGTAATAGTAACATCACCTGGTATTGGAAAAGCAGATTCATCATTTTCCCATACTTCATTAAATGTGCGTGTGTCGTCTTCATTTGCTATTTCTTCTATTAAGTCTTCATCTATTATAATATCTAACACAGACCTTACTGGTTCCTCTATAGTAGCTTCTAGTCTACTTCTAGCATATAATAATATTTTTATCATAATATTTAAAGTATCTTGAATACATATTACTGCTTTATAAGAAGGCAATAACACATCATTTATAAGAGCATGAATTTTAGATGCTTTTCTAGGCAAATCACCGTCTCTATTTAATCTAAACTTATTCATTAAAAAACCATAATCTATTACAAAAAAAGTATCAGCAAGCAAGTCTGTTTTAAAGACAATTATTCGGATACTTTCCATGATTCTGTCTCTCGATTTATCTTCTCTTTGCTCAACAAACTCTCTCATAATGGTTCTAATAAAATCGAACGCGTCGGCATATTCCATATGCTGTTTAGCGTTATAAATTTGCCCAAATAAATCTGGTTCCCAGATGTCTTTATACATTAATCCATAGTTGTATCTATGACGTAATGTTGAATGTGGGTCTCGTACTGGTCTAGGTTTTGCCCTATTTATAGGATTTATTAAAATAGGGGGTTGTCTTAATGCCATAATTATAATATAATGTTATAATAAACTTTTTTTACAAAGAAATTAAAAAAAATATTTAGATTATTAGTACTTATGGTAAATCAGGAATACTAATTCTAAAGTATGGTCTATCGTTATCAAACAAAGTATTTTGCGGAGCAACACTTCGGATTAAACCTCTACCATATAAAGTGTCAATTTTGCTATCTATATATAACAAATCAGCATTTATGGCATCTAATAGTTCTCTTACAACGCTAATTCTATAAGTGGCTAAATATTCAAGCATCCTGTTTAATTCTAAAATATAATATGTTAATACGTCATATACATGAACATTCGTTACTTCAGGAATATTGAGCGGTTCATCTTCGGGTTCTTCTTGATAAAAATTATAATGCGCAAAATCCCATAATTCATTTTTATATTTTTGCTTTCCTACTTCAGTATGATGCCATACATCTCTAAAGCGTTGTAATTCTCCTCTTAAATTAGGTTCGTCGTGTTCAATAGGAAAATGTCTAATGTTAGGATAAGGGCGCGGATCTGGTTGTCGCCCACTAAGAGTGCTATAATAATTAATCATTATTTTTGTAGTGTGCTTTATTGCCCAATATGCTTTATATGCATTTATAAGAGGGTCAAAAATAATATTTTTGATTTTTTTTGTTATAAACGCATTATAGGATTTAAATTTTTTTGTTTTGCTAGCATTAACACTAGCAACGCCCTTAGTATAGTTAGAAGTTCCACTATAACTTCCAAGAGTTGTTAATTTTTGCCCAGTTAGCTCTAGAGCATTACTCAAAAAATCAAAATCTATTATAAAAAATTTGCGCGTAGTTAATACTTGTTGTAGTTCATAATCAGGTATACGCGACAAAATATAGTCATCATAAGTTCTTCTCTTTTTAGTGATTTTTAAAAAATTGGCAAATAATGTTTGTAAAAAGTGCTTAGGGTAGTCTACAAGTTCAACATCTTTTTTTAAACTATATATGCTATCTACTAAGTCTGTTTCTATAAGCGGACCCATTACTTTTACTAATGGATAATTGTATTCATAACCTCTAGGCACAGTTTGTTGAAACGGATAATTATAAACGGGTAATGGTGTTATTTGAAATGGTTGTTTTGGTTGTTCTGCCAGTTCTTTTAGCACTAATTCTTTTTGTGTTAAAGCATCTTCAACACTTTGTCTAGGTAAATAGGAAAATATATTTTTTAATGTAGCTTGTTTTTGTTTATTGCTAAGAGTGGCTAATTTTTGTTTAAGTAAAAAAGGAACTATGTCGGCTTTTCCTTTTGCTTTCGTTTTTGCCTTTTTCCTTGTTAAGTGTTTCTTTTGCAAAGGCATATCCATATATTAGTATAACATTAATAATATTTTTACTTAAAAAAAATTGATAACTTTAATTTTATGTTTTAATTTAAAATTAAGTATAAAATATAATTAGCAGTGTTATTTATGGCAAAAGCCGGACAACTTTATGTTAGAATACACGAAGCATATGATTTATATGATGCTTGTAAATTAGGTATAACGCAAAATATTACAAATAGAGAAACAACTTATATAACAGGTGAAATAAGGCGCGGTGAGTTTTCACACGTATTTGAAGTTCCGCTTGAAAAATTGCTTCGTGCTGAATTATGGTTGCGCTATGATTTTAAGAATTTCAATGTATATATTGATGGTGGAACAGAATTTTATAAAAAATCAATTATTCCATTAATTATAGAACAATTAAAAAAACGTAATATTGAAGCTAGACAGTTGTCGCTTGAGGAAATCGAGAGCATTAAACGTAAAGAATATATTAGTCAACGCAAAAAACATTTGGCAAATTTAATAGCAAAACAATTAAAAGAAACAATTCCTAGGCCTCTGCCACATTGTCTACAAAATAACTTAAGAAATGAACTACAAGCAAGTTATGAAGAGCCAATAAATAATGCTTTAATTACATATAACAGAGCAACTATAAAAGCCCCAACAGGGTTTGGTAAAACTCATTTATATTATAAAGCTATTGTGAAATGTAACTCAGCAAGAGTGCTATTTTTAACTCCGCGACTTATGCTTAATCATCAGATAGTTGAAGAGAAATACTCGTTTTATATTAAACATGGTAATTATGAAATTATTCATTATAGTGATATAGAATCAAAAGACAAAGAAAAAATTATAAAAAAATTATTAATATCTAATGAAAGATTTATAATGACAAGTTGCTATCAAAGTCAAAATAGTTTATTAAAAATCATAAGACAAATTGATATTGTATTTGACTTAATTATATTTGATGAAGCACATTTTATAACATCATGGATTAATCCTGAAAATATGTCAGAATTTTTGACTAATAATAATATTACTAAATATAGATTATTTGGTTCAGCGACACTACCAGAATGTATTGAAATTACACCAGTTATATTTGGTCCAGTTATAGAAAAAGTAAAAGTATATGAATTAATAAATCAAGAATTATTATGTAATATTGAAACTATTGTTAAACAACTAGAAAATAAAAAAAGAGAATATCATAATTTAAAAGAGTTAATAGTTGAATCAATGATTAAATATAACAAGAAAAAAGGAATTATATATGTTAATGATTGTAAAAATGCAGAAAATTTATATAAATTATTCCAGAAACAAGATAAATTAAATGTTTATATTTATATTTCTAAAGAAATAGAAGTAGAAAATAGTCATGATACGTGTATTAAAATATTTGAACAAGATAAAAAACAATGCGTTATTATTTGTGTTGGTAAAATTGGATATGGTTATGACAATGATTATATTGATTTTATCTGTTTGGGAGACCCACGACAATCTGATATCGATATAAGACAAATTATTGGTAGAGGATTAAGATGGAAAAAAGAAGTATATCCAAATAAATTACTACATTTATTAATTCCACTGTATAAAGATGAATTTGATAATTATTCTAAAAATGAACATCTAAAAAAATACTTGGATTATATAATTGGCGAATGCGGTAAAGATATTATATTTAAAAATAATGGAATTGTTGTAGTTGGTAATAAAAAAGAAGGTCCTCGTGATGGAACTAGCTATGATGGAGCTAATATTCCAACTGAAATATTAAATGAATATTGTACCACAGGGTATAATAAATATACAGACTTTTTAAGATTTTTGAAAAGTAATTTAATATATGATGAAATTTCATATAATAAATTAAAAGAAAAACAAAATTGGATTGTTGAATTAGGTGGAATACAAACCAAGTATCCAAAGTTTTGTTTCAGACATATACATCCTAAAAATATGGTTTATTATTGGGATAAAAAAGAAGCATTAGGAGCATATGAATTAATGAATAATAAATTAGCTGATACTATTGGAAAAGAAAAATATAGAAAATATACTTCTCAACAAAAATTAGAAAAAATAAATGAATTAGATAAAAAAATACCACCTATTAAATTTGAGCTATATTATCCAACAGATTAAATTGTTGATTTAGATTTAGTCTTTTTTTTTGGTACTTCTTTTATTTCTTCATTTGTATCTAAATCTATTAATTTATCAATATTAAAACCATTAGGATTTCCATAATCGTCTAATGAATTTAAGAAAGCAGTTTTAATATTATCTTCATTTTGTTGAATCATTTTATTTAATTCTTCATCTAATTTATCTAAATAATTTAATCTTTCTTCCATTTTATTTTGATAATCTAATGATGGTATTGGAATATTAAATTTAGATAATGTTTTTGCATCCATATGAACTTGTCCGCATCCTTTAGTATATTTAAAAATACTATCTTGTATTAATAATAAATAATTATATAAATATTTTTCTGTTAAAATTAATATATTATTACTTTGAATACTAATACAATCAGAACCCCATATTTTTGTTTTATATTTTGATATTAATCCTGCACTTCCTGATGTTGCACATATAATTGTATTTTCTTCCATATTATATTCACTATGATATCCAATTGGTTTTTTTCCACTACCAATTACTGGATATTCACCATCAATAAAATTTGAACTCGTTAAAGCAGTACCATTTTTAAATTTACATACTTGACCTAATTTCATTACTTTATTAATTTCTTTATTTGTTGCCCCTTTAATCATTGCTTCCATATACATTCGTCTCATTTTTTTATTTCCTTCAATACCTTTCAAAATATCTTTAGATGTGTCTTCAATTTCTATAATATTTTGAATAATTTTAGATTGTTCGTCTAAAGGTGGAATTGGAATTTTCATACGATTAAAATTCTTTTGATCTAACGATTTATTGCAAGCACCTTTTTCATATACTGTTTCTATGTGCTCTTTGATTGAATTTAAATAATAATAAATATATTTAATTGATACTTTATTTTTATACTTGTCATTTATTACAAGTCTAGACATTAAATTAGTATGAACGCATAATTCTTCGGTGTATCTTATAGGACATTTTCCATTACCATTAAAAGCATTTGCTATAAATAATCCTTCATTATAATAAATAATACTTTGAATTTTTCTACTTGTTTCACTAATTACTTCTTTTGTTATAAGTAATATATTACCATTTTCATCATTATCTATTTTTTCACTAGATAATTTACCTTTTTCTAATGTAGAAATATCACCAAATTCAACCCATTCAAAATTAGTCATTTTTGAACTAAGACTTTCAATATATTCATCTTTTAAATAATCACGCAGATGCCAAGAAGCACATGGTTCTTTTTCAATATCATTAATTGAAACTGTTGTTATTTTTGTTAAAGTATTACATTCTTTATTTGCTTGAATAAAATTTATTGCTGTGGTGCCTTTTTTATCTTTTTCAAAAATTAAAGCACATGATTTTACTCCAGCATGTGTAAAAACACCACCAGGAAACAGAATAATATCTGTAATATTTGTTTCTTTCATAAAGTGTTTTCTTGTATCTTTATTAGAAGACCCAAAAAATAATTCTCCATATGGAAGAATAATTAAGCATAATCCATTCTCTTCTAATTTATATTTATTTAATTCTAAAAATTGAATTTGTGGACTATTATGTTTCAAATTATATATATCATCTAATTTAATTTTATTTGCCTCAGTAAATTTATCTGTTTTAAAATTTTCTTTAATTTGCTCAAATTTTTTATCAGTTTGAAAAGGTGGATTAGTTAATACAAAATGATGTTTATTATTATTAATATGAGTTAAACTACTTTCACAACTTACATCATCTGGAAACTTTTTTAATGTTAAAATTAAATTCATTAAACCATATTGAAATGTAGTTGATTTAACTTCACCACCAGATAATAATATTCTATCTCTGTATTTATCTTTGAATAAATTATATCCGGTAACTAACCATCCACCAGTTCCCATACAAGAATCGTAAAATTTAATTTTTTCTTTTTTATCTAATTTCTTTATAATTTGATTAATTTTATCTTCTTTGTAATTCAAAATTAATTTCATTAACTTTCTTGGTGTGAAAAATTGACCTAATTTTGAGCCTTTTTTAACATAACCATTTATAATATGTTCATATATTTCACCAATAACATCTTCATTTTGTTCTATTTCGGTAATATTTAGTGGTATTATTACATCATTTAGTAAACCTTGAATTGTTGGTGCTTTTCTTGCTTTAATAAAATTATTTTCTGTAAAAATTTGTTTAGTAAGTTCATGAGTTTTTAAAATATCACCCATTTGTCTTATAGCATCATTAGATTCATTTAAATTACGAATTTCATCTAATTCTATTTTAGATAAATTTGATAAATCTTGAAAATAACTTAAAATTTTAGTTAATTCTTTATCATCATATAAATGTTCATAATATTTCTTATTTAATAAATCTATTTTACCAATTTCTTCTTTATCAGAAATAATTAGTTGAATAGATTTAATGAATAGAAAGTTCATAATATCATTTAACGCATCTTCACCCTCTATATTTTCATAATTATATAAATAGTTATGAGCTTTATCAATCATTTTTAAAATATTCTTTTTATCTTCACTTTTAACTTTATTAGCTTGTTTGTCTAATTCCATTAAAATTTCATTATCTGGTAATCTTAAATATGAATAATCTGTTTCATTTGTTACTTTGTCTTTTTTTACAGGTTTTTTTCTTTCCGATTTTGCTTTAGCATTACTATTATCTTCATTCATTTTTTTACTCATAATATTATAATTATAATATCAATAATATTTTAAATCAATTTTTTTTATAAAGTTTTATTTGAGTATATTAATAACATTAAAAAAGTTTTTCAAATATATCTTTACGATATTTTTGAATGTTAAAACTGGTGTTCATTTTAAATTCAATATTAATATTATAATCTCTCAATTTCACGCAAAATTATATTTCAATTTTTTTTAATAACCTTACTATAAGTTTAAAAAGATTTTGCTCGCTTAAGAGTTTTAACCCTTGATTGTTGGCGTGGACTACTACCATTCCGTGTTTTAGTAAGATATTTTGAACTATTTTCTAAAATTCGAATGTAAAATTTTGCATTTGCTTGTCCAACTATGCTTGGGTCAGGTTCAACCAAGTAAGTATTTAATTTGTCTAATTTATTATTTAAGTGTTTTATTATACTGTTATTTAGCATTATTTTGTAGCTACGTAATTTTGATAGCATTTTATTTAATTCTTTAATATAAATTTTTAATACATTTATTGGGTTGTTTGGAGGCCAATAATAACGTTCATAACTTTCTTGTAATAATCTACTTGCTACTTCTTGTGGATACTTAGGTAGGGCAGGGTGACTTTTTCGATAGGCATCTATTTTTTGTATTATATTTTCAATAACAATAATCAGTGAATAAGTAAAAGTTACTTTTACACCAAAAAACACAGTCAACTTTCTTAATTCACCTTGTGTATAGCGAACGCCGTTTTCTCTCATTTTTTTAGCATTTACTTTTAATTTATGCACTAAATATTTATAATCTTTAATAAAATAATTTGGATCATATAAATTAACAACATGCATTCTAAAATTAGGGTCAGTCATTGGTAAGCGAATCACAGAACCATTTAATAGCAAATTAAAAAAGTCTCTATCGTTAGTTGGTAATGTTTTTGGTTGAAAAACAGCCTTAACGCATTCTATTTCATAAGCTCGGTCTTTTATATCTTGTTTTTTGTCTTCTACTTCTTGTTCAATCGTTTTTTTCATTGAATAAATTAGGTCAACTACATCACGTGGTAATGCTGTCCCTGAAGGTATTGGCTTTACTAAAGGACGATTATAAGCATAAGTTTTGCTAAATTTTGGGACACCATGTTTTACTAATCTTTTAATGATTGCTTCTTTAGTTTTTCGCGTGCTTCTAGTTTTACTCTTTGTTCTAAACGAATACATATTATCCAATTCGACTAACTTATCATGTGGTATTTTTTCAAGTTCTTCTTTTGTTAAAAATTCTTGCTTTTCTTGAGTTTCTTGATTATATGAATTACGCCTTGTAAAAGGTAAGTTTATAAATTCCATATATTATTACTATATAACAATATAATAGTTTTACAACTAAGATTTAAAAATAAGATTTAAAAATAAGATTTAGAAATAAATAAGATTTAAACAGATTTTGCTCGTTTTTGTGTTGTATTATTTAATTTTGATTTTGATTTTAATTTTAATTTTTTACGCGGAGTATAGGAACGGGGCTTTTTAGAAAACTCTAAATCACTTTCT